ACCTTAGCTTCATTCCTTCGCTCTTCCATCAGTTTTCGATACGTTTGCTGCCAGTACTGTTTAGCCCAGTTGTCATCTGGCGCATCACGAACTTTGCTTATGCACCTAAGAACGGCGCGCTTACGAGTTTTGAATCGGTCTTCAGTAGCTAATGACATATCATTTCCTCCTCACTCATGATGTCGGCTATCCGTGTATGAGAACCATCTTTTATGCTTTCCAAAACCTGAGGCAACAGCTGAGACATTAGCTCTATGTCGCCATGAGCCATGTTCCAACCAAGCGAATACACCATCATGACCTCAACTAGGATGCGAGGATCTAGATCTTTCGCGCTGACTTCCATCAAATTTCTAATCAGATCCATGGCATACTCGTGGTCTTCACTGCCGCCTTCCAATTCCATTTCAAAGTCATCATCTTTCATAACTTTCACTCTTGTTTGTTTGATTCGCTCCATTTGTCTGGGCTTCTTAGTCCTATTGGCCCGCTTTGTAAGGACGGGTTGCTATGTCCTTCTGGCTCGCTTTCGGCATCTGGTTTTCTATCAATCTCTGGCTCGCTTACTCGACCTGGGCCGCTCTACTATAATGACGCGCTTTTGTTCCTTGATTTTCTCTACTGATATGGCTCGCTCCCAATAAATGGTTTTCTTGCTTTTTTTGGCTCGCTTTGTCATATCGGTTTACTAGGCTTATGTGGCTCGCTCCACTTGGTTGGTTTTCTTGCTCTTACTGACTCGCTCTTCGGTTACGGTTTTCTTGATCGCTCTGGCTCGCTTGATGAGTCTGTTTGTATAGATCTTACTGGCTCGCTTAACTTCGCTGGTTTTCTCCTCCACGTTGGCTCGCTTACTATTTCTGGTTTTCTATCAATCTCTGGCTCGCTTGCTCCGTGTGGTTTTCTACAAATCTGTGGCTCGCTTACTCCAGTTGGTTTTCTCATGAGCATTGGCTCGCTTCAGTTTTGTGGTTTTCTAGCCCGAAGTGGCTCGCTTTGAGTCCATGGTTTTCTAATGTACTGTGGCTCGCTTCACACTCGTGGTTTTCTAATTGTTGCTGGCTCGCTTAGCCTTTCTGGTTTTCTCCCGTCTGATGGCTCAAGCAACCTTGTGATTGATCCCAAGTTTGCCTTTGGAATATTCATCCGCAACCGGCAGTCCCTCTAGCGTGCGCCATGCGGTGTACAGGTCCACAAGGAACCGCTTCACCGTGTAGCGTATCGCCATGTTGTTGAGGTGTGCCTTGGTCTTCTCAGCATGAGCAGGCATGTTGGTGATGCGGTGCTTGTAGTTGTCGTAGATCTCACGGTACTTCCCGTTGGTCTTTACGAATGACGATCCAAGCACACCGATCAGCTTCGTCTTCATGAACGGATTGAACGAAATACCTTTCTTGATCTGCTCTTTACCTTCAGCATCGATGTAGGTCTGATCGACTAGGTGTTCTTTGATCCTAGACCTGCCCTTATCACCAACTACATCAAGCCCGGCATAAGCCCACAGAGAGGACGCATACTGCGCCTTGTGGATATCAAAGCCTGAGATGATCACCGCAGCCATGGTTGGGCCTACACCTTTCACATCCTCTAGGAATGTTTGATAGATGGGGAACTGTTTGACGGTGTAGGTGATCTGCTTGAGTGCGTTCTCTTCAGCCTCGACCAGATCGAAGTACTGCTTGACCAAAGAGAACTCGCTGTACTCACTGATCAACCCGTCTTCTTTGAACTTGCGAGGGTTCATGCCAGCAACACCATCGGTGATCTTCTTATAGCTGACTCGAAGGTTAGCCAGTAGAAGCTTAGCGTCTGCATCCAAGGTTTCTTCAGGCTTGCCGGGCTCCTGCCCGATCTTGATCTTGAAGTTGGCAACGATGTTGTTGCCGATCCGAATGCGTGTCTTCTGCATGCTGTAGAAGCCGTTCACTGATGCCTTGAGCATCGCGCTTTGTACTGATAAATCTTTCACTTTGTTCTCCTTATTAAGCGTTGTGCAGACTAGAGAATTGTATGTCCACACCAATGTATTGCTCTGGGAATCCGCAATTTCGATAAAGGCTTGCGATCTGATCTGACAACTTAATCACCAGTTGCTGACGCTCTTCGGCGAGTTTGTTTGTACGCAGCTTCCATTCCTCGTGCGACTCACTTTCAACGCGCGGAATAAATTCCAATAGGTCTGGTATGGGCATCGTGAAGAGCCGTTTTTTATCTTCGATGAGATCGTCGTGTGTATAGACCTTGATGTAGGCTTCGGAGTTCTGCATCCAGTACGAGTTTTCAGGATGAACCGCTTGATACTTCTCAGCGTGAGCGGGGTCTACACTCTCCATGGCCTCAAGCTGTCTCTTGGCTTCAACATACTTCAGCCGTAAATTCTCACGATCTTCTTCTACGATCCTGATTATGTCCTTCATCTCAGCGATCTCTTTGTCTCGCGGGTCTTCTTTAGATTTAAGCTGGGGCTTTTCATCACGAGGGTCAGTGGTGGTTTCTGGGTTTTTCTCCAGCCAATCGACATACTTCTGCATGACAGGCTTGGATGGTTTAACCACCGCGCCTTCGATGAAGTCCTTCAGGCTTTTGCGATCAACACCAACGTTGTTGGCAATGACCGCAGTCGCTGCCGTTTTCTTCGTTCCGCCTTTGACCGCTTCAGCCATGATGTGGCTGTTCAGTGCGTTACGAGCAAATCGTAATGTCTTTTCAGATTGTAAATTCATTTCCATTCCTTTTTGTTTATCGGCCCACGAGAAATAGCAATACAAATGAAAGGGCATAGATCGTAACGATGATTCCAATGCCGACTATGATTCCTGTCTTTATATCGTTCTTGCTCATGAGGTTCTCCAAATTAGCCCCGCCTTCGGTCACGCGGACGGGAACGCGCTCTAAAACCTTTACCGCATCGAATGCAACAACGGATAATGCGGTATCGGCCCGGACCAATTACTGCCAGCTTGCGGTATTCAAACCAGGGGCTGGCGTGGCTTGTGCCTGTTGAGGCTGCTCAGTTTGAGCGTGAGCCTGGGGCGCACCGGCACCAGACTTGTACCCACCAATCTTGTTGCTGGGCCCGTACTGGCCTGAAGCAGGCTCAACCTTGATGGCTGCAGTAAACTGCTTACCCATCGCGGTACGAAGCATTTCGGTGTTCAACGACTGAGATGCATCCTGTCCTGTTGATCCGATGAAAGCCTTCAGTCGAGACAGGCCAACCTGATTGTTAAGAACAAAATAATCCCAGATCTTACGGCCTGCGTGAGTTGGTCCAACTACGTTGAACTCAATCTTGATCATCTCGTTGCCAGCCTTCGACATCGTCTCTTCGTACATCGCCGCAGCCAGTGTGTAGTCCCCCTCAGGAAACGGTGTGTTGTCGTTGCCACCAACTTCAATGTTGCTGACATCGATACCTTGATCTAATAGACCCATAGTGCTGCTCCTTTAAGCTGCTTCAGTGTTTGTGTTTGCAGCGAGTGCTGCGTTGTAAGCTTCCATGAACTTGTCCCATGAAAACTCAAGCTTGGAGGGCAGTTCGATACGAGACTTCGCATCGTATGCCGCAGCAAACTTTGTATACAACCCACGGTTGCCGTAGCTGACACCTCTGGCCTTCTGGCCGTCCTTGATCAACTGGGTTTCGTAGTTTGCGAACAGGTTGAAATCAACCCAATCTTTGATGAGCGCGTTTACCTTTTTGTTGCAGCGCATCTCCCATCGGTCATACGGCTCCAGTTCAGGATCTTTGTATGCCTTGGAAGCAACGTGGCTTAACAAGATAATGTTCATACCTTTCTGGGTATGCAGCGCATTGAGGCCTGACAGCAGGTGTACCCAAGAGTTTTCTTCGGCAACGTAGAACGCACCGTATCCTGCCTTGGGGTCTGCCGCCGATGACCAACCGTTCTGCTCACACACATTGGCTTCGCCCAACTTTGCAGCAGCATCGGTGGTATCAAGCACCAACGTTTTGTACCCATGCTCTTCCATAACAAGCGTCTTTACCTGGTCAAGAAGTTCCTGCCAAGTGTTTGCTTGAGGAAAGCGCGGGGCGCTGATGAATGACAGGCCATCCTCTGCCTGTATAAAGATAGGGCTGTCAGCCCCTGCACCAAAGGTGCTTTTACCGATACCGTCTGTACCCTGGATGTTCATCCTGACAGGCGGTATTGAGCCACCGCTTTCGCGGGTGCTCGTCACTTGCTGAAGTAACGACATGCTATGCCTCCTTTATGTTTTCAGCCTTGATGGTTTTGACCTTAGGGTCACCGAGTTTGATCGAATGTGCATCGTGCCACTTGCCTGAATCCTTTGGATGGTTCATGGCATACGTCTGAAACGAACGCATATCGACCTTGTAGGAAGTGTGCTGGGAAACAAAGGAGGGCCACTCGCTTTGAGGCGTAGCCTCTAGGAGTTCATCAATCTGGGCTTGATCCCAGACATGGGTACGACTAATAGCGACGGTGATACCGTCTTTAGTCTTCTCGCCGCCTTCATTGTGGATGGGTCTTAGAAGCTCAGCCGCTTCTTTTGAATCAAGAATCTCACGTTCAATCCGTTGGATGTGCCGCTCAATCTCTGCTTTCTTTTCTTTCGCTCCAAGCCACTGCTTAGCCAAACATTCAATGCTTGCCATATCCTTTTCCTTTTTCTATCTATCAACTCAACTCTCTACGCAACCGAGAATGACGCATGGAAAAAGAAAGTGCAACACTTTTAACAAAAAAAATTGTATTAAATAATTTGGCGAGATAGTATCGGCACCTGGTATAAGGAGCCAGCAATGAGCTATGTGATTGAAAAAAACTCCCCCGTGCCGCCACACGGTACAAAAGGGTCTGGCAAATGGCAAAAGCTTTTGTCAAAAATGGAAGTCAATGACGCGATTTTTTTGAGCAGCGAAGAAGAGGTCAGATCTATTAGGACTTCTGCGTACAAACTGGGAATGAAGATCAGGTCAAGGCGGATCAAAGAAGATTCTTACTGGGTCCAAAGGGTGCAGTGATGATGCCTTTTTTATCCTCTGGCTCAGACGGGCCCATGTCACCCGAAGCAAAAGAAGAACTCTTACACACGATGTGGGAACACGGGATGCACATCATCCCATGCGGGTCGCCAAGCGAGGTTGTGCCGCAGTTCTTCAGGACAAGGCATCCATTCGATACCGAAGAAGATCTCAAAGCCAAGTGGGCAAAGACGCCACGGGTAAAGTGGCAGCACTACCAAAAGATACAGCCATCTAGGGACGAGATAGCGCAGTGGCACAACCAGTACCCAGCCGCCAACTGGGCAGCGATTACCGGCATATCCTTCGCCGTAGTTGATGCAGACTCTGAAGATGCAGTCAGATGGATAGACGCAGGCGGCATCACGCGAACACCACTAACACAAACTTCGCCTAGAGGCGGGAAGCACTACTTCTATTCCTTGGGCAGTGGTCCGATGATCCGCAACAGTGTGGGTCAGAATAAGCTAGATGTGAGAGGCGATGGCGGTTACGTCATGGTCGCCCCATCTTACGGTTACACCATGACGTGCGACAAAGCATACGGCGTCACCGGCATGGATGACCTGCCGATCTTGGGTGATGGGGACATACAACAGGTTCATGTCTTCAATACCGGCAACAAAGTCGAAAGCATACGAGACAAGCTTACAGAGGACCCAAAGGAACAAGGAAGCCGTAACGACACCTTGGCCAGACTAGCAGGTAAGTGGGTCAAAGAAGGCTGGGGTATGCGCGAGGTTCTAATAAAAGCCCAAGACTGGAACCAAACCTGTGTCCCACCCATGGACCTGATTGAGGTCACCCGCACCACAATCAGTATCGTCAATGGCCACATCAAGCGGCACCCAGAAGATGTTAATGCAGGCATCATGGGGTGGCAGACATCTACTTGGCAGACAGAGATCAACGAAGATCTCAAAGAGCTGCAGTCACAAGAAGACCCAATCGAAAAGCTCAAGCGTGATGGTGAAGAAGAACCAGAACAGGGCCCGCTAGGACTTCAGGCGTTCAACGCAGATCAATGGTCTACCATGACCGACGATGGCATCGAGCAATACTGGGGTGATGCCTTCATCTTCCAGAAGAGTCGGGTGCTACTGTTGGGCAAGCCGAAGATTGGTAAGTCGAACTGGCTTGGTGCCTTTGCAGCCGGTGCGACAACAGGCACAGACTTCATGGATGTCGAGTTCAGCCGTCCGCTCAAGGTGATGTGGTTCCAGGCTGAGATCATCGCAGAGTTCTTGAAGCGACGTATCGACACATACTATCGGCGCTTCGAGTTTGACCAGGATCTGTTATCGATGGGGCACAGCAACCTGATTATCAGCGGCAGGCTACGCAAGAACCTGATGCGCGACCAAGACATTGAACAGTTCAGCCAAGAGATCGCGTTCCACAAACCAGATCTTGTCATGATCGACCCGATCATTAACTTCTTCGATGGCGAAGAGAACTCCAATACAGAGATACGCAAACTCTTGGATCGTGTTGATATGCTCATCGACATGCACGGTATCAGCGTGGTGATCGCTCACCATACAGGTAAAGAACGGGCAGATGATAAGTCGTTCATGTCTGCACGAGGCGGCAGCGTATTCGCAGGGTGGTTTGACAGCGGTATCAAACTCAGCGGTGAGAAGCCCGATGTCTCTGTCTTCTACGAAGCGCGTAACGCCATGGAGCCAAAAGAACATCTGGCTAGTTTCGACTTTGATGATGGCATGTGGAAGGTAAATGAGTTCACGCCGCGCAATGTGAAGGCGCCGCTCAGCGAAGAGGATGAGGTCAAGATCGCTGGGGTTGTGGTTCATGCGATGAGCAGTACCAAATTCTATCTGCGTAAAGAGCTTGAGCTTCTGGCAAAGGAAGCTCTGAGCAAAGCGGGCATGAACAGTGGAGAAAAAGCTGCAAGAAAAGCCGTATCTTATGTGCAGAAGTACAAAGGCTCCGTGGTCAAGACGCACGCCAAGCCTGGGATGGCGGTGTGGCACTATCTTGAATCAAATGAAATGACAAAGCCTTGGGAGTGATAGCAGGCATAAAAAAGCCCCGCAAGACGTACAAAAGGATAAAGACGCCAAGCGGGGCAAACACTCAGTTAAGGAGACTTCGTGTACGGCGGACGATACGACAGCAACAAAGGAATGTAAAGCGCGGTTAGATGGGAAATACGATAAGGATTCGGATACGAATGAAAGAAAAGAGCAAGAAGATGGATGAGGCGGAACGCGAGCGAAAGATCGTCAGCCTCATGCAGAACGGACTCAAGCGGGCAGAGATAGCCCAGCGGCTAGGATTGACAGCGGAAGAAGTGTACCAAGTGGCGCGAATGTACCGGCTCGAGGTGAGCAAAGGGTCGGGTGGCACGGGCAAAGCGGTGCGGATAAAGGGGCTGATGTGAGCGACCCATGGCACATCGAATGCCTCGTCTGCGAGGCCCAATACTACACCGCCGAATACCCCAGAAAAGGGTGCAGAAACTGTGGCCGAGATGCGCTGCTTATTACAGACAACAGGGTGGATATTAAGGCAGATAATAGAGCGAGTGATGATCTAGAAAGAGAGGTGGTTGGGAGTCATAGGAATGAACTTACAAGTGAAAGCTAAAGTAGTTTCGAGGTCGGCGGAACAGCCGTTTTACCCAAAAGAGGTAGGGGCAAGGGGGTGTTTTCATTTTGCCCCTACCCCTGTGGATAAGTGTGTTAAGTCATTGATTTATAAGGAAACGTAGGTAGGGGCACGAGGGGCAGCGTGCCCTTGCGTGCCCCTTGCCCTTACCCCTACCTAAGTCATTGATTTTAAAGGGAGGGGCAAAGGGCACGAGGGGCACTTCTAAAGAAGGGGAGAGAGATATAAATATCTCCCCTACGGGATAACCCCTTACTCCCTTCTTTGAATAGGGGGGAAGAAAAGAAAAAAAATTTTTGTTTTATTAGTTTGTTGGATGAGTTGATAGGATGAGTGGCATGGGAAAAAACGAATCAGTCGATATGATCAACAGCACAAAACGGCATGCGATCAAACAGTTCAAAGAGCCTGTGTTTACCAAAAAACAACAGGCGTTTATTCAGCACTATGTGTATCACGATCTGACCAACACAGAGTCAGCACACAGAGCAGGGTATGCAGGTCCAGCAAGAGCAGCTTCCATACTTTTGAATGATCCGAGATACGCGCATGTGCAAACCAAGATTCGTGAACTCCAAGAGGCGCAGCAGAAAAAGTTTGAGATCACTTTCGATAAGGTTGCTCGTGACCTGCAGATGATCAGAGACAGGGCGGTTGAAGATGGGTCTTATGGTGCAGCCGTAACAGCAGAACTCGGAAGAGCAAAACTTGCAGGACTGATGGTGGATAAGAAAGAAATCAAGCACGGACGCATCGACCAGATGGACAGAGCAGAAGTCGAGTCCAGGCTGCAGCAGTTGATTGAAAAGAATCAGCTTGCGCCTGTCCTAGCTGAACGAGCAGGAGTGGTGGTTGAGGGTGAACTTGCGGATGAGGAAGAGCTT